CTGTGTGAGGTGCGTTTTTCAAGATATCTTTATTCTTATCAATTTCTCTACGGATACTTACCATTGCTGAACCAAATCTTTCAAGTTCTTCTAATGACTCACTTTCAGTTGGTTCAACCATAACTGTTCCTGTAACTGGCCAAGATAATGTCGGTGCGTGAAAACCATAATCCATTAATCTCTTTGCAACATCTTCAGCACTAATACCATCAAAGTATCTTACATCAAATATACATTCGTGTGCGACTCTTCCATTATTACCTTTGTATAATACTTTGAAAAATGGTTCAATACGATGTACTAACCAGTTTGCTGTAAGTAGAGATATTTCACTTGCCTTTCTTAATCCATCGGCACCCATCATTCTTATATACATCCAACTAATTGGAAGTATTGATGCACTACCTTGAATTGCTGCTGATACACGATGATTCATAAAAGGAACAAGATGTTCTGCGACACCAATCGGACCAACACCAGGACCGCCACCACCGTGAGGAATACAGAATGTTTTGTGTAAGTTCATATGGCATACGTCAATACCATACTCACAAGGTTTTGCTAATCCAACTTGAGCATTTAGATTTGCACCATCAAGATAAACTTGTCCACCATTTTCGTGAACGATTCTACAGATGTCTTTGATAGTTGGTTCAAATACACCATGAGTTGACGGATATGTAATCATAATACAAGACAACTCAAATGTATTCATTATTGCTTGCTTTTCCAAATCTTTCAAATCTATATTACCTTCATCATCACATTTAACAGGAACAATCTTCATACCTGCCATCACTGCTGATGCAGGATTAGTTCCATGTGCACTTGTAGGTATCAAGCATACATTTCTTTTTGTATCACCATTACTTCGATGATATTCTTGTATTGCAAGTAGACCTGCATACTCACCTTGAGAACCTGCATTTGGTTGTAATGATACTTCTTCAAATCCAGTAATATCACATAACCATTCTTGTAAATCAAACATAATTCTTTGGTATCCCAAAGTTTGATTCTCTGGTGCAAATGGATGCATATTCGCAAACTCATTCCAACTTACAGGCATAAGTTCCGATGCTGCATTTAATTTCATTGTACAACTTCCAAGTGGCATCATACCATCTACTAATGAAAAATCTTTTGATACTAACTCATTAATGTATCTCATCATATTAGTTTCACTATGATACTTATTAAATACATCTTGTCTTAACCAAGGTTGTATTCTTTCTGGTATATTTTTCCACTTATATCTCCCAACTGCTTCAACAATATGATCAATAGTATCGTATTTGTTAACTAAATCTTGTTGTGAATTTAACAATTCTTTGATTTCATCAAGAGTCGTAAGTTCGTCTAAAGTAATAATGGTATGGTCATCTTCATAACGAACATTGTATCCTTCAACCGCAAGAAAACTTTTGAATCTCACTGTATCGAATCCTTCTGTTTTATCAACATCAATGCCTAACCAAGATAATCCTGTTAGTAAAACTTCTCTGTAAATTAATATTCGAGTTGCAATTCTTTTGAGACCTTCTGCTCCGTGATATGCAGCATAAAATCCTGCCATATTTGCAAGTAAAGCTTGTGCTGTACAAATATTAGATGTTGCCTTATCTCGTCTTATATGCTGTTCTCTAGTCTGTAGTGCTAATCGTAATGCTTTGTTACCTTGAGCGTCTACAGACTGTCCAACTATCCTACCAGGTATTTTTCTTTTATATTTGTCTGTTGTTGCAAAGAATGATGCGTGTGGTCCGCCAAATCCCATTGGCACACCAAATCTTTGCATACTACCTACTGCAATATCAAATCCCATCTCTCCTACAGGTTGCATTAAGACCTGTGCCATTGGATCAACGATAGCAATCTTCATACATTTACAAACTTCTGCTAATCTCAATAATCCACTTCGATGTCTTAAATTACCATGACTATTTGGTAATTGTACAATAACTCCAAAAGCATCAGTAAAAAAAGCGATTGGTATAGATGCATCAAAATCAATTTTAATTATATTGATACCTAATGGTCTTGCTCTTGTCTGTAATACTTCTAATGTTTGTGGGAATAATTTATCATCAACTATAAAATCTTTTTTCTTACTTTGACTATGTGCAAGTAACATTGCTTCTGCAGCTGCAGTTCCTTCATCTAACAACGATGCATTTGCAACTGGTAATCCAGTGAGTTCTGTAATTAATGTTTGATAATTGAATAATGCTTCTAATCTACCCTGTGATATCTCTGCCTGATAAGGAGTGTAAGATGTATACCAAGCAGGATTTTCAAATACATTTCTTTGTATTACTGGTGGTGTAATAGTTCCATAATATCCTTGACCTATCAAACTTCTTTTAACAACATTATGACTTGCTATATCTTTTAATTCTGTAAGTGCCTGTTGCTCACTACAACCCTCTGGTAATTTACTATCACCACGAAGTAAAATTGAATCAGGCACAATCTCTCTTACTAATTCATCTATAGTTGATAGACCAAGATCAGTAAGCATCTTGCGTTGTTCTGATTCTGATGGTCCGATATGACGTTGAATAAATTCTGACATACTATCCGCTAATCATCTCCTCATCCATAGTTTTATTACGAATGATAATTGTATTACTATCATAGTCAGGATAAAATTCTATGATATCATCATTATCCCAACACATCTCTTCGTAGAGCATATTAAGTTTCTTCATGTCCTGATACATGTCTGATGGTCTTTCGTCCATTAAAAAACTCCTAATTTGTAATTGAAGAGAAGTAGTTCTTTTCTTGTTTTTTGATTTCTCATATACTCTCCTACTGAACGCATTGTATATGTTAAATCAAATTCAGCACAATTCCAATCTTTAAATCTGTCTTTAACTAATTGGTCTGAATTGTAACTTATAAGCATCTCTGAATTATATATTTCACAATTTTTTGCAAAGTCATCGTGGTCAAACTTTTTATGCATAGAACCCTTCTTACCATATAAATTATCCTTGATATCGTATGGTGGGTCAAGGTATACAAATGTTTTTTCTCCATCTCCTAACATATGATGATAATCGACATTTGTAATGTACCAATCTTTAATTAACTTACTATAAACTGGTAACTTATCAATACCTCTCATTGAGAAGTTCGCATCACTCGCTTGTTCTGAAAATGATGATGATTCTGTAAGACCACTAAAAGAGCATTTGTTTATGATATAAAAACAAACAGCACGGTCTTTATCTGATATATCTAAATCATATAATTTTTCTTTTGCATCCTCAAATAATCCTCTCGCAGAACCACGATCAGGAAATCTTGATTTTAATTGTTGAAGTTCTGTATGAACATAATCACCATTAACCTGTAACTGTAACCAGAAATTATATAATGGTTCATATAAATCATTGACAACTATCTTAAGTTTAGGATATTTTTTTGTAATATGTAATGCTACACTACCACCACCTAAAAATGGTTCGTAATATACATTATAATCTCTAAGGTCTGGAAAGAATGGTTCCATCTTTTTGCAAGCACGAGACTTGCCACCAGGATAACGAAGTGGTGTTTTAAAAGATTTAAGAGACATTAATCAATTGTTTCCCAAATGATATAATCATCAGGATCTACCATCATCTTGTAAGGTGATTGACCTGTACGTCTTCTATCTAATTCATCCCATTCCATTTTAATTTCAATTAATTCAGTAAGGTCATTTACTGAATTAGACATTGATTGATATCCTGCACCAACAAAGATTTGTCCTGCCATTACAGCAACGGTGCAAGCACCCCAGAACATATAATACTGATAGGATTTAATTTGTGCTCTAGTTTTAGCGAAAGTTGATTTAGTCATAATATTTTTATTATAGCATAATTAACTGCAAAGTCAATTATTCAAAAGGTAAGTGTGGTCTATTGAATTTTATTCTGAATTTCCTCAATAATCTATCAATTGCAAAGTCTCCTCCACCATAACATAGAATACAAAAAGCTCCACCAAAATATAATATTAGAAGTTCAAGTAAGTAAATATTAAAACCAGATGTGGCTAGTGCATGATATATTGCAACTGATATTGTTCCAACAATAGATAATGCACCAAGTCTTGTAAGCAATCCAAAAATTATTAACCAACTACCATAGATTTCAGAGTATGCAGCAATATATGATAAGAAAATTGGAAAAGGTAATCCAAGAGGTCTTACAAATGCATTTGCAAAATTTTCAATATCTGCTGTCTTTTCATATCCGTGATGTATCAACATCGTTCCGATTGATAATCTTAAAATTAATAAACCAAAAGATTTAATCATTTGAATTCACACTCCACCATAATTTCTGTTAACGCTGCCAGAAGATTAATTTCTTGATCTGCGACGAACGCAATTTGGTATTGATATTTTGCAATAATAAGGACA